CGGATGACAAGACGGCGATAGACGAGAAGCGCGCTGAGATAAAATTGAAATATCCTAAACCGGGGGCCTAGATGTCCTTCGGTGCGGGAGCGATTGCCTCATTAGCTTTTGCTGAGACGAGCGAAATACTCACCGTTGTGGAACCTACGGGAGTCTACGCGGAAGTTGCGCTTGGAACGGTGACCGTTACTGGGCATTCAACCGTGACACCGACGGGAGTGACAGCTGATGTTGCCGTGGGAGCGCCTACGGTTACAGGAACCGCGTTGGTTACTCCAACAGGGGTGTCGGCGGACGCCGATGTTGGATCCCCTACGGTTACAGGAACGGCGCTGGTTACTCCAACAGGAGTTTACTCGACAGCTAACCTTGGAACTGTTACACTGGTATGGACAATTCATCCAACAGGTGTCTCGGCGGATGTCGCACTTGGAACCGTTACGGCTACAGGAGGTGCTTTAGTCACCCCTACAGGAGTGGTGGCAAATGTTGCTGTGGGAGCGCCAATACTGACCATCTGGAACAAGGTGGACGACTCTGCGAGCAACACTTGGACGGTGGTGTCAAAAACATAAGGAGATATAATGGCTGATTCGACGATATTAAATTTGGACCTGCAGACGACTGGCTCTAACGCCGGAACGTGGGGAACAGTCACTAATGAAAACCTGCAGAAAGTAGAAAAAGGAATCAAGGGTTACAAGTCCGTAAGCGTCGCCGGAAGCGGCACTACGAGCTTGACGGTTTCGAGTGGAACGTCCGGAACAAGTGACGAACAAAGCAGGGCCTCCCTTAAATTTACGGGAACACTCACGGGGAACAAGGCCGTTGAATGCGAGGCCGTGGAGACATGGTACTTCATTGACGACTCTACGGATCGTGGGAGTGGACCATATTCACTGACCTTCGGTCCTGCTGGAGGAACGCCAGTTACTCTCATTGCAACTACAGGATCAAAATACATTATTTACACGGACGGAACGACGGCGTTTGACGTGCTCGCCGACGCAGGAAACATAAAGGCAGGTGGAACGCTTACTGGCGCCGGAAACGTCAGCTTCGACACGGGAACATTTACATTTAACACTTCGGAAGGGGATTATGACGCACGCTTCGCGGGCGATTCTGAAACGAACCTTCTTTTTATTGATGCCAGCACTGACCGTGTGGGAATTAATACAGCTTCCCCTGGTGTGGATTTGGATGTTGTAGGAACATTCAGGGCATCGGGAAACACGGACATTGACGGTGGAACTTTCACCTTTAACACGTCCGAGGCTGATCTTGACGCGCGTTTCGCCGGTTCAGGCGAAACCAACCTTCTTTATATTGACGCAGGTGCGGATAAGGTAGGAATAAAAACAGCATCAGCCGATATAACAAGCGATCTTCATGTTACGGGAACGATGAAAGTGACCAGCACAGTTGACCTGGACGGCGGTGCATTTACATGGAATGAGACAGGAGCTGCCTTGGATTTAAGGATGGAGGGAGATACTCTAGAAAATCTTTTCGTGTTGGATGGATCCGCTGATAAGATAGGAATTGGAACTGTGGCACCAGCTAGTGCCCGTATGGAAATTAACCAGACCGTCACGGACGGGGCAATCGCATGTCTCGCACTGGATCAGGATGACGAAGATACACAATTTCTTTATTTTGACGGGGCAGTAGAGAGCGATAGTACAGGGAATCTTTCTGATTCAACAGCAACAGCTGGCACTAAAAACGGCGCCATTAAAGTTAATATTAATGGAATAGGAGCTTGTTGGATTAGAGTTTACACTTCAGCGGTATAGGAGTTTAAATGCCACTTATCAAGATGCCATTTCAACCCGGCGTTGACAAGCAAGTTACAGAATATGGTGCCGAGGGGACTTGGTTTGATTCGGACAACATGCGTTTTCGCTACAGTCTTCCTGAGAAGATTGGAGGATGGGATAAGGTAACAAGCGATGCACTCGTTGGTGCCACGCGCGGAATCATCACATGGTTCTCGCTGGACGGCGACCAATACACCATTGTAGGAACAAACAAGAAACTTTATACCTACGCACAGGGGAAATGGTACGACATTACCCCCACACGTTCTTCAGGAGATGCTATTACTCAGTTTGAAACGACTGCGTCTTCAAGTAATGTCAGCGTGACTGACGCGGCGCATGGAGCTATTGAAGGGGATTTTGTAACCATCACTTCAGCGACAGCTCCGACAAGTAGCTCAATAACTGACGCCCAGCTTGAGGGGGAATTTGAAATTCAATCAGTAACTTCAACATCCGTTTATGTCATTACATCTGGTGGAACGGAAGGTGGAACAGGGCGTACAGGAGGATCAGCAACAGCTGCCTATGAAATAAATACCAATCCAGCCACTTCCATTCTAGGATACGGCTTTGGTGCAGGACCATGGGGTGGCGTTTCAGGCGGACCAGGATGGGGAACATCACGTTCAACCTTGGCTGCTCCCAACAGCGTTCAACTGGATTCAGGAAAATGGTCATTGGATAACTGGGGCGAGGATGCCCTCTGCCAGCATCTTAACGGCAAGCTTTACTACTGGGATACTTCAGGAGGATTATCCGATCCTATGACAAATATTGCAACGAATACAACAGTTGCAAATGCCCCAACAAAAAGTCGTTTGATGCTTGTTTCAGGAACGGATCGCTTTATTATTCTTTTAGGAACAGAGACGACTATAGGAGACGATTCTACGCAGGACGACATGTTCATTAGGTGGTGTTCGCAGGATGATGTTAATACCTGGACACCAACCGCAACAAATACAGCGGGATCACAGCGACTAACGGATGGAAGCAGAATTATTTCCGCCAAGCGTTCACGTGGCGCGGTTCTTGTATGGAGTGATACAGCGCTTTACCAAATGCAATTGATTGGCGCTCCATTCATTTTTGGATTTTCTCAATTAGGATCCAACTGTGGAACGATAGGGCTTCATGCAGCGATTGAAATTAACGGAACGGCATTCTGGATGGGACGTGATTCCTTCTTCCAGTTTGATGGAACCGTTCAAAAGATTCCATGCAGCGTGGAGGATTATGTTTTCACGGACATTGACGAGGCAAACCAGAAGGATGTTTTTGCCGCGGCTAACAGTGAATTCAATGAGGTGACATGGTTTTATCCCACAAATGGAGCCGCACAAATTGACCGTTGCGTCACTTATAATATTAAGGAAAGGGTGTGGAATGTAGGAACTCTCTCACGAACAAGCTGGGCGGATAAGGGAGTATACAATTTTCCTTACGCAACAACTTATGCACCAACGGATACAGCTTCTACTATAACAACTATTACAGGACTGACAGCGGGAAGAACTTACATGTACGCACAGGAAAAAGGAAACAATGCGGATGGTGCAGCGATGACTTCATACGTGGAGTCAGGGGAATTTGTCATTCCGCAGGCAGGAGAGCATCTTATGTCAATCAAAAGATTTATCCCGGACTTTAAGAATCTTGCAGGAACGGTGAATGTTTCACTGAAGTTCCGTGACTACCCAACATCGACGCAAAGAACCAACGGTCCTTTCCCAGTGACGTCAAGCACAAATAAAGTGGACACACGTGCGCGTGGACGGCAGGGAGCTATACGAATAGAAAGTTCTGCCATTGATACGGCGTGGAGATTTGGAACTTACAGGGCTGAAATCAGGCCGGACGGGAGGAGATAATGTCACAGATAACCCTACCAAGATTGCCACAGGCACCGGAGGAGTATAATGCTTCACAGATTAACCAACTTGTGACGTCTCTAGATCAATTAATTAGGCTTTTAAACAGTTCCTATACACCAGAACAACTAAGGAACGATGATGAAGCTGTTGCATGGTTCATAGGATAGATGGCTAATACGTATAAAAATTATAAGATGGATTTAGTGGATACTGACAATGAATCAGTGTATACTGTACCGGATGCAACTACGGGAATTATCAAATCAATTCTTGTGTCGGAAGATGCGGGGGCTACCCCCACCATTACTTTGACTTTAGTGGATTCTTCTGCGGCAGTTTTCAGTCTTTTTAAGACGAAGGCGTTGACAGCCAATGGAACACTGGAATTATTGACAGAGCCCTTGGTTGTACAACAAAATGAAATAATAAAGGCACAGGCGTCTGCGGGGAATGAGCTCCACATCGTTATTTCTGTGCTTGAGATAAGTTAATACTTGCTATAAGGATAAAAAATGCCTATAAATGATGACGGAGTAGTGGAATACGTGACCATCAACGGGGAGAAAGTTCCCAAGATCGTGGTACCAGCGGAAGTCACTATCACCAACACACTGACAGGAAAGGAATACGGCTCCGATAAGGAAGCCGAAGACGACGTTTCTGACCCTGCAACTGCCACGGCTGTTCAGCACATACGACGTGACGTGAAAGTTCAAGTGGCGATTCATAAAGTAATGAGCGCGATAGCGGGGAAAGTATAATGGTAAATCCACATTTCGATAGAGAAGAAATAATCAGCGAAGACATTGGGTTTAGAGGACCTCACGTTGATTTTAATAACTACGGCGCCCCATTTGATGATGAAGTTACTGTTTCAGACATACCTAGTGCATATGATAATAGGTGGCAGCAAGGTTATTTTTCGGATCCTGATTTCGGACCGGCAGGAGGACCTCCAGAAATTACTGACGTACCTAGTGCATATGATAATAGGTGGCAACAAGGTTATTTTTCTAATCCTCATTTTGGACCGGCAGGAGGTCCGCAAGGAATAGAAACCCTGTCTCCACCAACATTTCCAGGACTTGGAGGTCTTCTTCCTTCATCTCAACCATGGGCAACGGAGTTCAAGACCGGCATGATGGATGATGACATGATGGATGAAATTGAACTGGCAAAGATTTATCAAAGTGGCGATCCAGGAATGATTAACAAAGGATCATGGGGGAGTTTTATGCCGGGAGGAGATCCTCTTTGGGATGAAGTATCCCCACAAGGAGAGGCAATAAACACAGTACTTGAGATGCCAATAATACAACAGATGATAACAGAAGGTGGATTTAATTATGAAGATTTTATGAGAGTAATTCCTGAGTGGTTAAGAAGAGAGTTACCAAGGGATGCTTTTCAAAGCAAATCTGATTTCATGAAGCAACAACCAATCACGGTGATATAATATGGGCTGGCTAGACAAGGGATTTAAAAATTTATTAAAGGGCGGAAAGGACATGCTCAACAGTCCTATTGGGCTGCTGGCACTAGGAGTCGCAGCGCCATACCTCGCATCATACATGGGTAGCGCCGCTGCCGGTACTGGATGGATGGGAAAACTGGCAGCCAAGGAAGGAATGACTGGCGCTTTGGCGAAAGGCGTTTCATCCCCAATGGTCTCCAATGCGCTGAAGAACGCGGCGCTCAATTACGGAATCGCGAGCCTTACAGGCTCGGAGCATCCTGAAAGGTCGGCCCTATGGGCCGGTGCGGCGTCAATGCCCTTCACCTACATGCAAGGGGCACAGGCGGCGAAACAATACAATCAACTGGGCCTAGGAGGGGACAAGAAAAGCTGGTATGATTTCGCCCTCGGAAATGTCGGCGATACGGTTACAATACCGGGAAAGCCTACTCAATCATTTTCTTTCGATAAAACAATGATTGACGACCCAACTTGGTCAACGCCAGACTCATTACTAGGACAGGACATAGGCACTCCACAAATTGCTTCTTACAGCGCCCCAAAGGTTCAGACTACGTGGGGAGCACCAACAACCACAGACTTAGCCAGCAAAGGAATTAACATGGATTACTTCACGCGTACTCCAGGCGCTCTTGAATCAGAAGCGATAAAACAGGGAGGAATAGGAAGCATGGGTGCGATGCTGGGACTCGAGAACGTCGACGTCATGGCAGCTCTCGTTCCGCAAATCGCAGGACTCTACGGAGGGCGAATGAGCGATGAGGAGA